TTTGGTGGTTCTTCTGGTAAAGCATTTCCAGGAACATCTAATAGTCCAGGTGCAGATTTTTTCTTAACATTATCTAAGAATACTTCTTTAAAAGCATTATTAACTGATGGTGCTGGTAATCCCCCTAAGTTTTGTAATAAATCTGCCATCTATCTTTCTTTTTACAACTATTTAGAACGAACTTTAGCAAAACCGAGTTCTATCACATCAGACATCTCTTCTGGATAGATTTCGTAGAGTCCACCAATGATTTGATTGTAATCATATTGCCTTCTACTATTCTGTGTATTCCAGTGGAAATTAATTCCACGAAACCCCCATGAGAATACTTCGGTAACACCTACAAGAGGGTGTTGGTCATACTGCATTCCTGGTGTCTTGGCATTATAAAAGAAGGTATAATATTTTCCACTAGAAGGAACTTTACCACCTTCGGATAAAACACTGATTAATTCAGTCATAATATCATCAGCAGTTTCAATACCAATTAAATTATCAACAACACCACGCACACGATTATCATTATCTTCTGTTGGATTTCTTCTTTGTTGGAGTGTTTTTCTTGGCATTACTTAATACCGAGTTCGTTTTCTGTAAGGACCTTAAACTCATAACCATGATCTAAACACCATTCTTTGGCGGCATTCCATTTTGCCTGATTTTTAGCATACTCAACGACTTCATAGATATAACCTTTCGTCTTTCTTTGTTTGACTTTAGGTTCGATACACTGCTTAAATGGTTTGATTTCAATAATCATCTTTTTGATTGTTCCGTTATTATCTTTATATTTGATATAAAAATCTGGGAAGTATCTCCTTACTTTATTTGTAGTTGGATCATAGTATGGAATTATGGCCTCTTCACTACTCCAAGATAATATATTTTCATTTGTATCACAATATTTCATAAATTTGCGCTCCCATAGAGAACGATATATAATATTTCTATGGTCTCCAACATATTTTTGAGGGTATAGTGGTTGGTATCTTCCTTTATAGGATGCCATTATTTTGACCTCTCCGTTATCAATCATCCGAATTCTGGTATCGGACATTTTTTTCTTAGTTTGCTTGCTATGCTTTTTACCTTTCCAACTTGGAGGACGCCTATTTAATACCTCCTCTGTTTTTGGATATGGATTTTTATTTTTGGTTCCTTTTTTGCGTCCATTTACATTTTGATATTTTTTAAAGGATTCTCTATGCTGAGATTTTCTTTTTTGAACCTCATTGCTATCGGAAGACCAGTAATTAGTAGTATTAATTTTGCCTGCACATTTAGTAGAACAAAACTTATTATACCCTTGGGTATAGCTTATAAACTGGGTCTTTTCACCACAACACTTACATATACCATCACCATCATACTTTTTATATTCATCATACAGTTTTTGAGTTGTATATCCGTGTGTCTTTATATGTGCCATCAATCCGCGAATTGATGAAAAAGACTTATCGCAAACTGGACAGTATGACATCTAAATAACTAATAATCAAGTAGTCTTATAGGTATTTAGAGTGCCGAGAATTAAAAAAATATCAGAATTTAAACCTTTAATTACTAATCTTGCACAGACATCTCATTATCAGGTCATGTTTGGTGGGTTGAATAGTGAATTAAGTGGATATTTAAATGAAAGAGGAGTAAATACGAGATTTATTACAGAAGAATCTGGTTTATTATGTTCTTCTGCTTCCATTCCTGGTAGTTCATTAGCAACTGCGGATATTAATGGAAACTTTATGGGTATGCAGGAGAAGATGGCACATACCCGAATTTTTACTGAAATGCAATTGGAATTTTATGTTGATTCTGATTATAGAATGATTAAGTTTCTAGAGCACTGGATGGAATATATTGTAAGTGGGGGTGAATCACCATCTGCTGGTCCTGGATATTATTATCGAATGCAGTTCCCAGAACAATATAAATGTGATCAGACAAAAATTATAAAATTTGATAGGAATGGAGATAAAGAATTGGAATATAAATTCTTTAAGTTGTTTCCAAAAAATTTAACATCTATTCCAGTTTCTTATGGAACTTCTGATATATTAAAAGTCAGTGCTTCATTCGAGTATGAGCGTTATGTTTCTGGTAAATTGACATCGAAGAGTGTGAAAGATGGAACTAGTAATAATAGAGGATCTGTGAAAACTGAACCTATTCCTCTTGAAGTAATTCCATTTGAAGGACGACAAATAAGTGGAGTAGTTCTTCCAAATAATAATCTTGCTTAATCCGTTCTAAATAATTACAACTGAAATTATAATGGGTTGTTATGCCTTTACCTAAAATTAATACTCCAATATATGAGTTGGAATTGCCTTCGACTAAAAAGAAAATTAGATACAGACCATTTTTAGTTAAGGAAGAAAAGATTCTAATTATTGCGATGGAATCGGAAGATCAGAAACAAATTACGACTGCCATCAAAACTGTAATCGGTAACTGTATTCTTTCTAGAGGTATTAAAGTAGAACAACTATCTACTTTTGATATTGAATTTCTTTTCTTAAATATCAGAGGCAAATCTGTCGGAGAAGATGTTGAAGTATTGCTGACTTGTCCTGATGATGAAGAGACGCAAGTTTCTGTAGTTATCAATCTCGATGATATCAAGGTTCAATCTGATAAAAATCATTCGAGAGATATTGTATTAGATGAAAATCTAACTATGAGAATGAAGTATCCTTCTCTAGATGAGTTCATTAAATCTAATTTTAGTTTTGATGGTAAGTTTGGTGTCGATGAATCATTCCAACTAATTGCTTCTTCGGTAGAGCAAATTTATAATGAAGAAGAGTCATGGAATTCTTCTGATTGTAGTAAGAAAGAAATGCTTGATTTTATTGAGCAATTGAGTTCCAAACAGTTTAAGGAAGTTGAGAATTTCTTTGAGACAATGCCAAAACTTTCACATACTGTAACACTAAAAAATCCAAATACTGGAGTCGAAAGTGATGTTGTATTGGAAGGTCTATCCAGTTTTTTCGCATAGGTATGGCGCATACTGATCTTGCGTCATACTACCAAATAACATTTGCCCTGATGCAGCATCATAAATATAGCTTAACAGAGTTAGAAAATATGATACCCTGGGAGAAGGACATTTATCTTACTTTATTAGAGCAATATATTGAAGAAGAAAAATTAAAACAGCAGCAAAACAGTGGTAACCAATAAATCTTACAGAGCACCACAATTAAATATGAGGAGAAGTAAAATTTCTCCTAGTAAGATTGCTAATACTGGGGTAAATCCTTATACAGGAGAGTACTTATCTGCTGGAGAGAGAAAGTTATTATTTCAGAAAAGAAATGTAAGTTCTGCAAATGTTTTTAAGAAATCAGGAGCACTTGTAAAAACAAATCCATCTACAATCACTCCAGATATTAACGTTACAGTTTTATCTAAAAGAGTTTTTGTATTAGAAAATGATGTTTCTTTTCTGGCAAAGACATTAAATAAGGAAGCAGACCTTGAGAAAAAGGCACAGAAACAATATGAAAAAGATGTAGAAAAAGTAGAAGAAAAGAAACTTAGAAGTGGTGAAGAGAAAAAATTAGAGAAAAAAATAACGAAAGGGTTAATTTCTCCAGTAAAATCAGTAGGAAAAAAAGCAGGAGGAGTTCTTGGAACCTTGATGGAACTCTTTATGACTTTGCTTGGAGGGTGGTTAACAAATCAAGGATTAGAGGCAATAAAAGCAAATGCAGAAGGTAATATTGGTAAATTAGAATCAATAGCAGCAGAAGTTGGAAAAACTCTTTTAACTGTTGGTGGAATATTCGCACTATTGAATGGTGGAATACTTGGTATTATTGGTACTATTGGTGCGATAACTGCTGCTATTATTGCTGCACCATTTAAATTTGCATTTAGAAAACTTAGAGAACTTGTCACAGGAAAACCAAAACCTCCTGGTGGTGGAAAACCTGGTGGTAGACCAAAAGTCACTACGGGTCGTGGTGGTATAGGATCTAGAGTTGGTGGACCTAAAGTTCCTATTAATAGTGCTACCGATGCTGCTAGAAAAAAATTAGCTAAAGATATCCTTGATAAAGGACTTTCTTCAAAAGGAACTATGATAGGTGGAAAATATGTTTCTATGACAGCAAAAGAAGCTGGTGAAGTGCTCAAAAAACCTCCGGGTGGTATAAAGGGATTTATTTCTAGAGCTTGGAATGGTGTAAAAGGATTTGCTTCTAAAGCTCCAGGTAGAGTAATTGGTGGATTAAAAACAACTTTTGATATTGCCGGAAAAACTCCATTTATTGGTGGACCAGCAAAAGCAATAGGTAAAACTCTTGGATTTTTTGGGGGACTTCTAGGAAAAGTTGGACCTTCTATCTTAAGGTTTGTTGGAAATATTGCAAAAAAATCTCTTGGATTTTTAAATATACTTCTCACTGGTAAAGAAGTTGTTGGTAGACTTGGACAGGGAATGTCTCCAGCAAAAGCACTGCTTCCTGTTTTAGTAAGATTAGGAGTTAGTTCTGCAGGTGGTGCAATTGGTGGTGCTGTTGGATCTGTTCTTCCAATTGCAGGAACTGGTCTTGGTTATCTTGCAGGAACTGGTCTTGGATATTGGTTAGGAGATTGGTTTAAAAATCTTTTAGATTCTAATTGGTCTCAAGAGTGGGATAATGCTCCTGGACTTAAACAAATTAATAGTACTTTTGGATTTGCTAGTAAAAAATCTTCATCTCCAGGAGAAATGCCTGCAAAAACACCAGCAGCAGTAACAACACCAGCAGCATCAACACCAGCAGCACCAGGAGCAATGCCTTTCGCACAAATTTCTTCTCCATCTTCTCCATCAATGTCAGCACCAGGACCAGTATCTGGTGGTGGAAATACAACCGTAATTTATAAGAAAGTTGGAGGTTCTGGAGGACAGATGCAGGGACAACCACTTAAGAGTGGATCTGCGACTGATGTTCCATTGATTGCTTCGGCAGATCCAAGCAATTTCTATACGATGTATTCTCAACTTCTCTATAATGTGGTAGGTTAAGATGGCAGTAGCAGCAGTAGCAGCAGGAGCACTTAGAATAGGTTCAATGTTTGCCAAAGGTGCTGGTTCAGTTCTTTCTGGTGGAGCAAGAGGAGTTGGTAGAAGTGGAGGAATGCTTCGTAGAGCAGTTCTCAAAAAGACTAAAGTAAAAAGAGAAAATATTGCAAGAAGTAGAAGTTTTAATAAAAAACTTATGGAGAGAAATAAGAGAAGACAAAAAGAAAAAACTATAGAAACTTTTAGTATAAAAAAACCTAGACTTGGAAGAATTCCTGGTAAAAGTTTTTTTGAGAGGATTTTAGATTTTATTGGAACTTTATTTCTTGGGTGGTTATTTAATAATCTTCCAAAGATTATAAAGTTTGTTCAAGATTTAATTAAAAGAATAAATCTTCTTATTGATAGTTTGAAGAGTTTTGTTGGAAATATTGGAAAATGGTTTACAGGATTAAAGAATGTGGTCGTTGCTGGATATGAAAATTTAAAGAATTTTGATTTTACAGATAGTGAAGGAAAATTAAAAAGTGCATTGGCTGAAATGGATGGTGCATTTAAAGGAATGCAGACTGATGTTGAGGGTATGAAGAATGCTTTGACTGCTGATATGAGTGGAGAAACTTCTGGTGGTGCCGATGCATCTGGTGGTGCTGTATCAATCGATGATCCAAATGCAAGAGCATTACTCAATGCTATAGCAGAAGCGGAAGGAACTTCTGGGTATCAAAATCAAGGATATAATACACAATTTACAGGAACACAGTTTAATGATCTTTCAAAGCATCCAGAACAAATAAGATCATCAAATGGATATTCTTCCGATGCTGCAGGAAGATATCAATTTTTAAGTACAACTTGGAAGGGTGTAATGGGTGGAGCAATGACTCCATCGAGACAAGATGAAGCAGCACTTAAACTAACTTCTGGTCGGGGAGTTAATATTAAAAATGGACTTTCATTAAACGAGATTTATAAATTGGGTGGGGAATGGGCATCTATTGAGGGTGGACCACAAATGAGAAAGGGTGGTTCTTATGGATCTCAAGCAAAGTATAGTGCTGAAAAGTTTCTTCAAATGTATCAAAAATATGGTGGTAAAGTTGAAGGTCAAGAAGGTGGTAGTGGTGGAAAATATGGTGGTGGAGGAGGAAATGTTGTAGAATATATTACAGGAGATAGAAGGCACCCAAACTTTGAATATAATGGTCATGGAAGAGAATCAAATTATCATGAGCACATTGCATTTAAAACTCTCCAAGATAAAGAAAGAGCAAAGGCAGCATTACGTGCGGCAGGAATACAAGTAGGTAGTGAATATAGACCAGGAGATCCTGGATGGCACGGAGCAAACTTGGCAATTGATGTTCCTGGAGCACAATGGGGTGGTAGTGGTGCAATCGGACAACGAGAGTATAATGGTTCTGCAAGAGTAAGGCAAGTATTAACAAATGCCGGATTTGGTGGTGCAGGATTAGGACATGGATCAAGTGCAATCTCTCGATCTCCTGGTGTAATGCCTGATATTGGATATTCGACAGGACCACAAAATACAATCCTAATTATAGAAGAAGAAGCACCACCACCAATGATGATGGGTCAATCTGGAGGATCTTCTCCAGTTATTGTTATGGGTGCCTCGTTAAATAGTATTATGAAAAGAAAATTACTAACAGATTTAGCATA